CCGCAGTAAAGTTACCGGATGCGTCTCGCGCTACGATGGTTGAGGCTGTGTTAGCGGATGTTGCGTTTGAGGTAACAGTAAACGTAGCCGCAGATGCTTGGTTGGCCGTGAATGTTTGCGATCCTGACAAGCCTGTGCCAGACACATTTAGCGTTAACGTGCCGTTGTTTACACCCGCAGCCGTAGAAGCCACAACCCATGAAGGAGCAGCAGCACCGTTAGCTTGAAGAATATAGCCCGCAGTGCCCGCAGTTAGTTGAACCGTTGTACCTGCGGCTGACTGATAAGGGATCGTACCTGCCGCTCCGCCTGCCAAGTTGGTGGCTGTCGTTGCGCTTGTTGCAGATGTTGCACTTGTTGCGCTTGTGGCAGTAGAAGCGTTACCGCTCAGTGTTGCCGTGATTGTGCCTGCACTAAAGTTACCAGAGGCATCTCGCTGAACAATAGCCGACGCAGTGTTTGCGTTTGTAGCTGTTGTCCATCCGGGGGCTGTGGTGCCTGTAGAAGTAAGGACTTGACCGGATGTGCCTGCGGCTGAGAAGCCTGTTGTACCTACAGCAGATTGGTAATGGACTGCACCAGCTACGCCGCCAGCCACATTGGTTGCTGTCGTGGCTGTAGTGGCTGTACCTGCGCTTGTAGCAGATCCGCTAAGCGTAGCCGTAATGGTGCCAGCAGAGAAGTTACCCGATGCGTCACGCGCTACGATGGCTGATGCAGTATTAGCATTGGTTGCAGTTGTAGCCGAGTTGGACACCTTAAGTGCCGTAGAAATTGTGCTCAGTTTAGTATCTGCAATAGAGCCTGCCAACATGGTGTTGGTCACTGTACCTGTATCGCCCGTTGTAATCGCCGTGCCGGTGGTTGCGGGCAGCGTAAACACGGTTCCTGTACCTGCAACAGCAGCGGGAATAACTTGAACAGAACCGGATGTAGCTCCGGGCATTGTGGCGCTCAAAATGCCGGTCAAAGCTTGGTTAGCAGAAGCCCTGTTTAAAGCTACCGCGGTTGTTCCTACATAAGCCGTGGAGTTGCCAAGCACCGCAGAAGGAATAGTTCCCGACAAATTACCCGCAGTCAGACTTGTTAAGTTAGCACCACTGACAGCACCAAACGAAGCAGACCATGTACCAGACGTTACTGTGCCGGTTGTAGTTAGGCTAGAAGAACCAGCCAAGGGCGAAGCGCCTACAGTGTTATAGGAAATGGTCAGGGCGGCAGAGCCGTTGAACGTGGAGCCAGAAGCACCGCCAGCGCCCCCATTGTTAATGGTCAGTGAGTTAGGTACAGAAATAGCAGAGTAAACAAAAGCCGAACCGTTCCAGTTAAGGTACGTGCCTGCCACCGTAGGGGCAACAATGTAAGACGTTGTGCCTGCTGCCGTGTTGTAAGAAATCTGATTGGCTGCCCCGCCAGCCGTGTTTGTTGCTGTGGTTGCCGTAGTTGCATTGCCGGACAAGGCTGCTGTGATTGTGCCAGCAGCAAAGTTGCCAGAAGCGTCACGGGCTACAACCTTGGAAGCTGTATTAACGGATGTAGCATCCACTGCCGCAGTCACTGCAGCAGAACCGTTGTAGCTTGTGCCAGTGAGGTACGTACCCAACGTCAAGGCATTAGCCACTGAGCCAGCAGAACCAGAGATGTTGCCTGACACCGCCGCGCCGTTGATCGCAATAGCTGTATTGGTTACAGAAGTTACTTGCCCGCTGGCATTAGTTACAAACACAGGGACTTGAGAAGCTGATCCGTATGTGCCAGCCGTTCCTGTAGGCGTAATACTAAATTGCGTACTGGTCAGTGTTAACCCTGTACCCGCAGAATAAATCTGTGCGGAGCTAATCTGAGCAAATGTGATGGCTGTTGTGCCAAAAGTAATTACGCCAGATGTGTTGCAAGTATAAGTCTCGCCTGCGCCTGTTGCGCCTAACTGAACAAAAACTGTGGAGCCTTCGCTCAAACCATTTGCGCTGTTAATTACATAGGTGTCAGCATCGCTGGCGCGTGTCAGTACCCAATTTGTAGAAACTGTACCTACAACTGTGACAACATAAATGCCGTTTTGAATTGGGTTGGTTTGGGTATAGACCAAAACGCGGTCGCCCGGGGATGTAAAAATACCGTCAATAATTAACTCAACTTGCGTTCCCGCATTAGTAAGCGTTGCGCCAACACCCGCAGTTCCATTGTTGTAAGTCGCGTTTAGATTAGTAGGGCTTTCAACCATCACGGGCTGATGGAAGTGAATACCAGAGGCAGCTAAAGTGTCAACGTATTGCTTATTAACAATGTCGGTGTTGGAGGCGGGGGTGGTAGTAATCGTACCGGTTGTCAATGCAGCAGAAGTAGCTGTGATTGCGCCAAACGACTGCTGAACCACCACACCGGCAGCATCTTCATAGACCGACTTCTCGGACGGGTACGTGACAAACACATCTTTCGGGTTGGCTGCAAAAGACACCAAAGCCCCGCCGTTGCTTGACGACAGAACGGTTGTGCGAGAAAGAGTCGTGCCCGAAGAGGTGTACGTACCAATACCTACTTCCCAATCTCCCGTTAGAGAGTCTGCAATGGCGTAGTACGTTGTGTTGCCGTTACCTACAGCGGCAAAAGATTGAAACCCTGTTACCGCCCCAGCAAGTGTCAATGTGCCTGTACCGGCAGTGGTAGAGGTTTCCTTGACCCGATCTTTTAAAACTAAAGCCATTTTTAATCCTTACGACGGTAGGTCGTTCCAACCGGGGGTTGATGGGTTAGCTATTACAGTCCAACCTGCGCCTTGCGCGTTGTTGATATTTTGCCAGTTTGCGTTCTGGCTGTCATCTATTGTTGCCCAAACAATCACATTGCCAATAGACACAAAAAGCTGGATACCGGTAACGTTGGCGTTGACTATTTTAAGAACGCTAACACTATCAATTCCCGCAACAAATTCTTGAATGCTACCGGCAAAAATTACTTGTGATGCAAACGTATCAGCAGTTGAGGCGGTTTCAGTGATTGCTACTTGGAACGATACCCCGCCCTGCATAGCATCTACACCAGATGCAGCCTCGGCTACGGCAGCTACAAAAGTAGCTGCAACGGTGTTTGCGTCTAATCCACTGACCGCCTCGTGAACGGCGGCAACAAAGTTGGCTTGGGCTGTAAACACCGCACTGGCAGATACAGACTCGCTCATGGCCGCAGCAAAGTCAACTTGCGCCGCTACGGAATCTATGCCTGATCCGGCCTCAGATATGCTGGCTTGGAAAATGGCGTTAGCGATAATTGCATCCACCGCACTGACGGCTTCGGCAATGTTTCCGGCAAAATCGGTCTGAACGGATACAGAATCCACGCCAGACGAAGCTTCAGTAATGCTGCCGAGAAATGTGCCAATAACAGCAATGGTATCCAAACCACTAGCAGTTTCTGGAACCGTTACATTAAATGTGTTGTTTATGGTGTCTACACTGTCTACACCAGATGCAGCTTCTACCGTCAACCCTACAAAAGTAGCAAGTGCTGATTGTGAAGCTAACGCTGAAGCCGTTTCACTAATAAGTCCACCAGCAGTAAAAATAGCATCTACTGCATCAATGCCTGCGCCTGTTTCGGAGATAGCAACAGCAAACGTGCTGCCCCCTTGAGAGGCAAACGGCGCTTGTGCAAATGCTACATCTCCGAACATACCTTATCAGGTCGCGGTTAGAGAGAATGTGTAAGTAACGTTCAATGTATCGCCAGATGCTACAGACTTATCGCCACCAGTGAAATCACCGGCAGAGAACAAAACGCCTGAAGTGCCAGTGGCAACGTTGCACAAAAATGCGCCAGCAACAGTGGCCGTACCGCTCATGGCAAACGAGGAAGGTGCTGCAGAGTTAGTAATTACTGATGGATTAGCTGTTGTAGCAGATCCAAACGTTACAGCCTTGCGATTGCCTGTGTAGTCGGTGTTCTCTGTCCAACCTGCATGAGAGGCCAAAGTATCGCCTGCGGCAAAGGTAGTACCTGAACCGGGACCAGTAACCAAACCCAAGTACCAAGTTGTAGATTGGGCGCTACCAGCAAGATATGCGCCGTTCATGTTAGCCAAACCACCGTTCATCACGAGGTTGTGGAAAGAATCTGCCCACTTAACTTGACCGTCTGGGCCTACACATTCAACCGTGTAGACACCGCCCGCACCAACGGTTTCACCGAGGCCGGGGCGGGTAACTAATGTAGCGGACACTTGGTCTTTTGCTGAACTAAATTCCATGATGGTTCCTTAAGAAATGCGCACGATGGCGCTTGTGGCATCGGGGGTTGGGAAAATGATTTGAAACGTATCGTTGTCCACCGTTTTTAACGTATTAAAAACAAGAACGGCCACCGATTTGTTTGCCTCGGTGCTATTGTAAATAAGAGCAGCCGCAGTCGTAAAGGTGGCATTTGGCCAATTTACATCATCAAATGAAACAAACGCTGTATTTACAGCCTGTGCATTCAATCCGGTATTGGGACTTGGATTAATCGTCAGCGTCTTACCACCCGCCGTGTATCCCGTTCCTACGCTAGATATTTCATTTGTGGTTGAATACGCTGTTGTAGCGGGACCCAAATTAACAGAACTGTTGTACAGCGCAATCTTGTATGTATCAGGCGACGTTGGACCAAAGTTATGCACCGCCTGCATCAACTCAAGCTTAAAACTGGTGGTCGCCGTTTGGATATACATTGTTTATACAACCCGAATCAAAGCTGTTTCTGGGTCATTTGTGGGGAACTGAATGGTAAATTGCTGCCCCAACATTGTTTGATCTACACCAAAATTGAACACGCCCACAGACTTATTAGCCTTGGAAGAGTTGTAAATCAATCCGCCACGTGTGGTAAATGTAGCTCCAGCCCAAGAAGGATTGTCAAAGCTGACGTACCCTGTCCCCATAGATAAATTTACAGTGACGTTCTGAAGTAGCTGCCCGCCCGCTATGTATCCCGCACCCGTAACTTCGTTACTCGTCGTATAAACAGTCGTAGTAGGCCCTAAAACGCCCGAAGACGTATACAGCGCAACCAAAAATGTATCGGTTGCAAAGTTGTGCACACCAAGGAGCAATTGCTCTTTGAAACTGTCGGTAAGTCCTGCTGTAAACATGCTTTATCTCACCGGTATTTTGACTTGACCATCACGATAAGCATCGCCACGTTGCTTGCCATCGCCCAAATTCTTCAGGAGCATGAGTGCCTCTTTGTACTTCGTATCGTACAAGACCATCATATCCTGCTCACCCTTCATGTAGGTATACGCCTCAACCAAGCAGCCATAGAGCAGCGCTGAGTCAAAGTTGTCACCCAACCATGATGTTTCCTCATCCACAATAGATGGTGGATAGTAGTAATAGTGCAATTCTGCGTTGTAGCCCGCATCAGGCGTGGGACCAACAATGAATGACAACTCATTTACATTGGTAGACCGTGGACCAAAGATGGCGTAGTACTTAGGCTCGCCCGTGCCCCGCGCATTCGGATACACCTCACGGATGAAGTTGACATCCTTGCTAAGCAAGTACTTGTAATCGCCTTGGAAGATCACCGTAGCGGCTACCGTGCCGCTGTTCTTCACGCTAAGCGTGATAGCCGTGCCGTTGATCGCAGTAACTTGTGCAGCAGTTCCAATGTTTGTGCCAAAGACGTATTGGCCTACTTGAATGTTTGTGTTGCTCGCCACTGTAATGACAAAAGTATCATTGACACCCGTTGCAGTGGTTGTGGCGTAAGAGAAAATTGCCAAAGAATACGCAGACAGGAAGTCATCAGGGCAGGCCAGATAGCTGTTGCTGACAGTCAATGAGCCCGTCACGTTCTTGCGCAAATTAGCAATCTGCACCGAGTTGTAAATGCGCTGCTCTGCCTGACGAGTAAACGTAGCCAAATTAGTACTGGTAAAACTTTGGTTTTCAGTATAAGCAATGATGGCAGCTTTTAATTCGGTATATGTCATGTGATGCTCGTTTTAACAGGTGCAAGGATTGCTGAGGCAACCCATTGTTTTGCATACGGCATCGGCATCATTCCGATACTTGCAAACGAAGTATCAGCCGTGAACCCGACGTAGACGGTAACCCCAAGTCTACTCTCTGGACGAGGTTGATGCAATGCCTGTGGCTCATTTATTGAGCGTTTTGGCTCCAACTGTGGGTGCTTGGGCTCATAGCACTCTGGACAAACCTTAAAGCCTGTCCATTCCTTGATGAGCGTATTGAGTTTATACCGTTGACCACACCTGTCGCACAGCGCAATTGCAAACTTGCCTGATACATAGGCCATGGCTTACCTCTGCGTGTACGTAGGTACCACAAAGAAGCCAGAACGCTCACGGTCTTCGGCTGCTGCACGTGCAAACTCTTCTTCGTATATCTGCTTGAGCATTCCGATGCGGTCCGGTGCTTTCTTGACAGCCAAATAATACGCCAGTGCTGCCACCAAGCAAGGCAAGAAGCGGAAAGAGATATCAGCGGTATTGCTGAAACCACCTGCGTTGTCCATGCGGCGAATTGCATAGTAGACAAATGTCCACGTCTGCGTTGCATCAGGAGAAGGGTACAGAAATACCTTGGCAGGCACTGTGCGCTGAATGTAGTACTGCGCAGGGCGCGACTGGGTCAGCTTGTTAGGCACATGGAGCCACTCTGCGCGGCCTATACGGTCGATTGTGATGTCTTGCTGGGTAGACTGGCCCGCATTGGTCCGAATCACGGCTGAGAGGCCGTCAATCGTATCTGCGGGCAGGTCATACTCGTATACACCCGGTGTTAGCACCTGCTGGCGCTGCTCAATCGTCCAAAGATTCAAACCCCTGTTGGCCCACTCTGCAAAAATCAAATTGACAGAACGAAGCGCCGTCTTCATGTCATATCCGTCGCGCACCTCAATACCGCAGCGCTCATATGCCTCAGCTATGAGGTCATCAAACTGCAAATCAAAGTTGGATACGCCGGAAACAGCCATATCAGTAGATCATTGCTGTGCGGGCACGTGCTGCACCAACACCACGGACGGCAACTTTATCGCCTTCCAACTTCTTGACGTTTTGGTTCAAGGTTTGACCCTGAGACTGGCCTACGCCAGCAACCATGCCGCCGCCAGCAAAGCCTTTTTTGGCAATGCCCTCGCCTTTTTTAGCCATGCCACCATCTTTGTACGAGTGTTTCATCTTGCTATCCTTTTAAAGTTGTTGCCATTAAACGATCTAACTTTTCGTCTAACCTGTCTAGTCTATCCAAAACACGGTTGATGTCTGCATGGACTTCTGCTTTTGTAACATATTCTTTGGCAACTTCTTCGCGGGTACGATTAATCAAAATCTGCAGACGACTAATTTCTGCAGATTTCTCTTTTAATACCCAACCCAAAACGCCCAAAAGAGCCGTTAAGCATATGTTCCACAGCATCAGTTCCATTTAGCATTTCCATTTTTTCAAGCTCTTATTAATCCTGCTGTCTGGATCCTTGGCGGTCTTCTCGCTTGTCAGCTTCTTTTTCATGCCTTCCATGCGGGCACAAAAGCTGTCTTTACGAGAACCTCCCTCTGGCTGCGGGGCCTTTAATCCGGGTTTACCCGGATTAGCCTTGTTGTAAGAAGCACGGCCCTTGGCGTTTAATCCGCCACTGGCACTTTTGCCTTCTTTCCGCTGCCAAGCGGGAGACTTAGCCATGATTAATACATCTTGCAGGGCTTGTTGCGGGCCATGCCTACACCACGGGGCGTAGTGGAACCAGAAGGAGCCACTGTCTTACGTGCTGTTTGCTTGGGGCCGCCTTTAGCCATGTCTTGCTTCTGTGCACCGGGCTGAACTTCGCCTTGGTACTGATCGTCTGCCATTTTTGCTGCTCGTCCCATGTTGGACTCCTTATCCGTAGAAGAATGTAACGGAAGTTACGTTTGTGAGGGTGAGGTAGGGATCCGCTTCAAAGCGCACGCCGTCATTAGGAATAATAACGTACATGTTGCCTGTAGCAGAGCTAACCGGAGTATCAAACTTAAGAAGTTCTGTGCCGCTAGAGCCCCCGTCTTTAAACGAAATGGAACCAGCAGTAGCGGACAGCAGGGCATACACCCCTTTGATACGCGCGCGAGGAACACCAATACCAGTAGCACCGGTAGCGGTCATCGTCTTCGCTTTTACGTCATATTGAAAACCCATAATTAATCTCCTTGTAAGCGGGAGCCTTGGCTCCCTAGATTAATTAAGCTGCAACCGCACCGTTTAAAGCAACAATGCCCCAACCAGCAGATGTGTACACCAACATGGCGCTATCGCCAACCGCGGTAAATGTGATGGTGGTAAAACCAATCTTAGTTGTAGGTGTTAACACAGCGGAGCCGCCATCAACCGCGTGGCTAATGATCTTGATTTCACCAAGAGTGCCGTTAGCCAAAGTCAAAGCCTGAGCCGCGCCTGTGGAGGTTAAATTAGTGAAAGCGTTGGTAATGTCAACTGCGCCAGCACCAGACAAGGACTGTGTGCCAAGCACTACATCTTTGCCAAAAGAAGAATTGACAGTTACTGCGCCAGTGGTTGCGTTTTTAGTGACGGATTGGAAGCCATTCTGCGAGCGAACGGGTCCGTTAAACGTGGTATTTGCCATGATTTTTCCTTACATACAAGTTAGGCGCATCAATCTGTATGTCGTCAGCCGGGACTGTTTGATGCACCGAATTACCCCGGAGTGAATGCAATATACAACAAAAGAAAAGGGGGCACAAGGCCCCCTTTACATATTTCCGAAGAAATATTAAGCGCCGGGCGAACCGTAAGCGCCACGTGGGTCAGACCAGCCGAAGCTGTAACGCTCACGAGCCTTGTAACGAACGTTACCTGTGTCAAAGTCGCCTTCAAAGGCAGTCTTGATAGGTGAACGCTGGAACATTTTCAAGCCGTTAGGTGCATCAGTGATGATGAACCAAGCATTGACGTCAGTCAGGTAGTGATTGACGGCATAGCCTTCTGGGAGCATGCCCATGGACTTGATAGCGTTGATGTCGTTATCAGCAGTGCCAGTGCGCAAAGTGCTCTTCATCAGGCGCTCTGCAGTGAACTGCAGTTCCTTAGGAACAATCATCTTGCGACCAGTCAAAGCGACCTTCAAACCACGCTCGTCGATGAACGCGGCGATGTCGATCAAAGCCTGCTCCAACGATGTCTCGTTCAGATCTGCTGCCACTGCGGGAGTGTTAGAGTAGTTCTGAGCCAAGGCAGTTGGGTGATCGGTTGCGAACAATGCAACGCCGTCGCCGCCGGCATAGTTGCCTGCAGTGAAACCGTTGTTCAACACAGAAGCAGCTTTTACTTGCTTTGTGAAGCTCATTGAACGAGCCATAGCTTTGGTGTAACGACCTGACAAGCGGTCATACAAGTTATCTTCCACAGCTTCCTCTGTCAACGCGAAGGCCATAGCGATGGTCTCGTGTGTGTAGCGGGCTGTGAAGGATTCCAGTGCTGTGTCGTACTGAACACCGGCACCCTCGGTTTTCACCGGGGCTTGACCGAAGCCAGTCAACATGACCTCTTCTTCAAATGCACGATCAGATGTCTCAATAGAGAAAATCTCTTCGTGCTCGTTTTCGTAACGCTTGTACTCTAAACCGAACAGTGCGTTCAGGCCGGGCTCAAGTTCTTTTACCAGTTGGGAACGTGTAATAGCCATGATTATGCTCCGTCAGCAGCAACACCGACGCTACCGTACTGGTGTTGATTAAGTTTAACAACAACAACTGTATAGGTACCTATTTCGTTGTCGGGCTGCTCGCTCACACCAACAATCTTGAATGTCAAGGCTGCAGTTTTTGCGATAGAGGCAGAGCTCAATGAACCAGCAGAAACACCAGTCGTTGTGCTACCAGTTGTGGAAGCAGTAGGATCAGCGTTTTTGCCAATATTGGCCTGAGTAATTGCACCGTCGGCTTGCACCAAGAACAGTTGTGATGGGTCATCCAACACTTCGCAAGCAATAATGCCTTGGTCAATGTTGACACTACCGGGGTAGAAGTTTTTCCATGTGGGCTTGCCCGCACGGGTTGGGTCATAGTACTGGCAACCGTTGAACACGCCTGTGGGGGCGGTGTGCGTGGATGCGTCATACTTAATGATGTAACCGTCATATACGACGACTAAATCGCCTTGATAAATTGCTCCGGCTTGATTGTCCTGAATTTGATAGCCATACTGCTTCTGGGCTCCAGTAGCAGACAGGTTACCAACGGGACGCAGGCCAAAAGGCTTATTTACGTTTGCCATTTGTAGCTCCTACAAAAATTAAAGAATCAACCTTACGGCTGACGGAATGAAGTGCGCGAGCTCCTCTCGGGGCTCTGGATCCGCATTGTAGAGTGAGCGTTTTCTCGCATCATCTCGTTGTCAACAGCATGTAACTGTTCCTGAGCCTTACGGCGGTAATACTCGTTGCGCTCTGCAATCGTCTCATCGGGAACTCTTGCAAGCAAAAGTCCACCTACAGAAACAACTCCAGCATGCTTACCGTCATCAACGGTAGGCATCATGCCTTGGTATTCTTCGGGCAACTCTTCGAGACGGACTAGTTCATAGC